ACAATTTTTCAAGGAGTATACCCGTGAAAAAAGGCGATTTTCCGACCGAAAAAACAATTTTTAACAAAAAGGTTAACAATGAGAAAAAATGATTTTCCGATCAATTGAAAAAAAATTTTTAACAGAGAGATTATCAATGAAAAAAAACGATTTTCCAACCGAAGGCAAAATTATTAAACTTTCGGAAAAACGTCAAGACGAATTTGAGAAAACCAACACGAATAATGTTGGTCCAAAAAGATTTCTTGTTAATTACAAAATCGAATCATGCCTAAAAATCACGAACAAGGGGAAAGCAAACGAACGAGAAACTGAGGAGGAAAAAAGATTTCCGCTAGATGATCGAGAAATGGCTCTGCAATGGTCCTTAGTAGGCAAATTAACGCTTCCAGATCGGGAGATGGGCCCTGACCTTACCTACGTGGAAGACGCGTTTATATCGCTCGATAGAGAGCTCTGGGAGATATCGCCGAATGGTGATGGGAAAAATATCTTTTTCGTGAAGGACGAAACGGATTTGTGCGCTCTTTTCGAAAAAAAGGATATAACAGTAGACTTTTTTAGTTATGGGCATGGCTTTAAAAAGTTAAAACAATTTTTCCGCGATCTACCTATATTGCATCTAAAAGAATATAAAAGCATCGGATGTTTTCCAAGTTATCCGCCCTATAACGATGAATATCTATTAAAAAAACATAAACATCTAATACCAGAAAAAACCGATTTAATAGAACAGTTCCTTAATTTTTTTGAATTTGAAACTTTCCAGGATAGACTTCTCGCTAAAGCCTTTATTTTAAGCCCTTTAAGCTCAAATTTAAAAAAACCATTTTTCATTATAGCAGGTAAAAATGGTGCCAGTGAACAAGAGCAAAAAAACATAGGCAAAAGTACTTTTGTGGACGCAGTTCAAAGAATCGTCCAAGGCAGTGTGATGCGGCTTAACAAGATTGATGTCGTCAAAACGATCAAAGACCAAATTTATTCGCACAGATACCAGAGATTGTTTTCTTTCGATAACGTCACAAAAAAAATATCGAGCGACATTTGGGGGGACTTAATTTGTTCCGAAACTATAAGCTTTCGACCGCTATACCAGCAAAGTGTGAATATCGACAACAGATTTACTTTTTGCGCAACCTACAACGTTCCTGATCTGGATGTAGACATGGCGGACAAAGCTATAATCATTCGAATGAAGCGCAAAACAGAAAATCGGATTGAGCAATTTGATACCGAAATTAAAAAGTGGATTGATGAGAATCATAGTGGGATTTTAAATGATATTTACTATCATTTGGAATATGCGCAAAGTGAAGTATGTAAAAGTAGTAATTACAAAGCTTTCACCAGGTTCCCGGAATGGGAGCATACAACTATCAAGCCGAATATTGTTTTGAACAAAATTCAATTTGAGGAATTGGAAAAATTAGAAAAGTTAGTCGAACGCGAAAAAAACTCAGTGAACGAAAGTGTGCATGACGATTTTATTCATTATGTCGCTGATTCATTAAAACAATATAAAATGGTTGGAACAGGAAAACAATATGATGTCGAAACTGATGATATAAATATTTTCATTGGAATACCGACGATAATTGATTTCTATAATGAATACTTTAATAGCAATTTAACATATCAAAGTTATACCAAAAAAATTCAACCATTTTTAAGGGATTGTTACTTCAGCGATACGGAAAGAAAACGTTTTGGAGGCGCTCAAATTAGGGGTGTCTATTTCCGCTACAACGAGAAAAACAAGGTCAATCTTGTTTTTATAAATCCCAGACAAAATCGGCAGACGCACGAAGGATTTGTTTTCGAGACAAAGTATACCCCTGCGCAAAGGTGAGCCTCATGTTGCAAGCGTGAGCCTCATGTGAGCCTCATGTGAGCCTCATGTGAGCCTCAAAAAGGGTCGGTGAGCCGCTGCCTAAAAAATATGCGGCTCACTTGTTTTTGAAATGATAACAGGTAGATATCGTCGCTGTGAGCCGCTGAGCCGCTGAGCCTCATCCCCCTACCTCCTATATAAGTACTATATATATAATTATATATATTCCTCTCGCGATATATATAAATTACGTATTACATATCTCAAAGGAGAAAAATAAGAAATAAGATACGGAAAATACAGTAAAAACAGTGAGCCTCATTCACTAAACAAGCTTGAGGCTCAGCGGCTCACAACCAGGATAAGTAATCGAATTAATAAATAAAAGAGTGAGCCTCATACACTTCAAAAATAAACGAGAAATAGCTTGAAATTCAAATCAAAAGATGATTATATTCTTCCAACTCTGGTATATAACAAGTGTTTTTACCACCTCAATCGTGAGCCTCATTCGGAGTTTGTATGGACACACTGGGACCCATCGCCTTCGGCGCCTCTCTCACCACCCTTTTTTTTCTTGCCCTCTTACTTAAAACTGCGGTATCTTTAAGGAAAATAATCGACCAAAAAATTGTCGAAAATACGCGGGCACTTACACAAGCGCATCATCTCAACTCAACGCTCGCACAAAAAATTGAAATCCTGGAAGATATGCAGCAGGTCATAGAGTTTTACAAAACTAAATCAAAATAAGAGGTTATCACAAAATGGGTAATTTTAGAGATGGCTACCTGGTACAAGGAGAACCCCTTGGAAATATTGTACAAGATGCGGTTTTAATTGCTGACGACCAAATTGTAATACTAAATAATAAAACCGCTTATCTTAGGCTCACAAGCGACAATACAACTGCGGCTAACCGCACGTTTTCATTCCAAAATGGCTGGATCGTCGGGCAGATTCTATACCTGAGTTTTGAGAGCGGATCGTCAACAAAGGCACAACTTTTATCTAGTGGTAACTGTGTGTTGAGTGCTACATGGGCTCCGGATCAGTATGACACCCTAACGCTATTGTGGTCTGGCACCAAGTGGCTCGAAATCAGCCGAAGCACTAACGCCTAGAGTGTAAATGACAATATATCGCAAAGCGCGCTCGCGTCGCGGCACACAAAAACCGCCTAAGACTAACGAAAGCGCTGAAACGCAAATTGTGAAGCCCTTAACGCACTCTTACGTGAGACAGACCCCGGAAACTATAAGAAGGCGCCTGAGCATATTCTGGGGGTGTAATCGCGACGAGCTCATGGCGTTAATCCAAGACCCTGGCACGACGGTAGGAGACATTGCCCTTGCTAGTATTATCATCTCTGCAGCACGCGAGGGCGATGTCCAAAAATTGCAATTCGTTCTTGACAGGATGGTTGGAAAAGTAGTCCCCAAATCTGATAAAATAGTCGAACAAGAAAGTCTCAAACAAATTCCCACAGAAAAACTACTCGCGCTTATAGAAGGTATGCCAAATTCGATCGAAATTTGAAATTGGAGGCCCTCCGTTTTGCTTAAAATTCTCGTTGAAATCGCTCAATCTTTGGAGAAAATTACGAGACACTTAGCTAAAATTGAGGAACACACTGCGCGAACGAGAAGAATCATCAAAGAAAATAAAACGCGTCCAAGGAATTTTTAAAATGCCAAATTTTCCTAGATGAGGCGATGTACGATGGGTGACATAGAAGAATGAGCGAAACAGCTGCAGCATTTTTGGGTGGAATGGCCGCTGGCTTTTTTATATGCCTTTGGCTTACGAATTTATTAGGGTGTTTAAAATGAATGAACTTTGGGAAAATTTATACGAAACAGCAAATTATTTAGTTGATCAAATCGAGATTGATCAGATTACAGAGGTAACTGAACATGCTTATCGCAATCTTTGCGACGCTTTAGATGCGATTACCGCAAAAAAGAACAAAGAGGCATTTAATAAATGAGCGAACACAATCCTTACACAAGCGAAAGAGACCAAACTGCAAGCCCGCATCAAAATATATTACCCGGAGGCGTTTCAGAACAAAATGAAGCACAAGCAAAATGGAATCAATTTGTAAAAAATCATGAAGAAAGATTAAAAAATAGTTATCCAAAAAGAAATAAACCTTATTTAACCCCTAATGAATTAGATAAACTTGATCAATTAAGTTTCGAATTGAAGAACCTAGATCGTAAAAATCCTAAATTTAAAAAAATACAAGATGAAATAGATGATTTATTAGGATTAAAACCAAGACCAGAAAGGTAAAAAATGAAATATTTTGTAGAAACATTAAGCCTCGGAATAATTATAGGAGCGGCAGTAGCCTTTGTTGTTTCAGCCCTGGCAGAAACTCAACCCATGCCTACTCCATCTCCTATTCCTACGCCCATTCCTATCGATTTATACCGAAAAATTGAGATTGTAAGTTTGTGGTGCGAAAACGAAGGATGCAAAACAAAAACCCTCAAATGTCTCTCGGAAACTGACACCCACGAGCTTAAATGTTTTTTAGATGGAAAATAAAATAAGTTACGGCGATATTAAAAAATCGCTTTGGATGAGAGGCGAGCTCTCTTATAAACTCGACGGATTACAGCGCAGCATTTCACGAACTGTGAATATGACGCACGCACGCAAAATATGTATTTTGAGCTCTAGACAGATTGGGAAAACATATTGGGCGTGTGTGCATGCTCTTATGTATTTGTTGCGAAACCCTAATAAGATTGCGAGGGTGATAGCTCCGACATACACGCAATGTCACGATCTAGTTAACGACAATTTGCAATCGATCATCGCAGACGCTCCAGAGGGTATTATATGGCCCGTAAAATCAGAATACAGATACAACCTCTGGAATGGTTCTAGCCTACGTCTCGGAGCTCTAGAGAGGGCTTATGTTGACGGGAATCGTGGTGGGAATGCTTCCCTTATTATTTACGAGGAATGCGGTTTTGTTAAAGGAGACGATTTTAGTTATGGTGTTGATTCTGTTTTGGGTCCTCAATTATTAAGGTCAAAGGGGTGCGAGATATTTGTGAGCTCGCCCTCGGAGGAACCTGACCACCCACTCCATACACGCATTTTAAGCGAAGCAGAAGAATTAGGGACGCTTTTCCAATATACCGTATACGACAGTCCTTCGATTACTCCAGCGCAAATTGACGAGGCTAAAAGACGTTGCGGAGGTGAGCATACTGATGCTTGGAAGCGTGAATATCTAGCAAAAATCATTCGTGTGATGAGTAAAGTGGTGATTCCAAGCTTTGACCCTAACCGCCACGTAAAGGAATTTTTCCTCCCACGCGATGCCTATCATCATTTGACGATCGATTGGGGTGGCGTGAGAGATTTAACCGTAGCACTGTGGCATACGTATAATTACGCTCAAAATAAGTTACTCATTTGGGATGAAAAAGTTTTTTTTCGCAATACACCCACTTATCAAATTTTAAAATCCCTGGAAGAATGGGATGTAGAATGGCACGCGAAAACTGCAGACGTTCCGGGTCAAACGTTAGTCGATATTCACGATATGATCGGTTCAGATTGGAATTTGCCGCCAAAAAGCGACTGGCTGGCAGGTGTGCAAAGTATGTCAAATTTATTCGAACTAGATCAAATTGAGATACATCCTCGATGCAAATTTTTAATCAAATCGATCCGAGGCGGAGTTTTTAACAAAAACCGAACGGACTTCGAAAGGTTTGAGGGTCCAGAGGGTATTGGGCATTGTGACGCTCTTGCGGCATTGAGTTATGCAAACAGGGTTCAGCTTCGAGAAAACCCTTATAAAAATAAATATTTGCAAGGTGCTGAACATTTTTTTATAATGCCAGGGAAAAATATCGATCAAAAAGAGGGTGCCGAGGAAATGATGGGCTCCCAAACTTTTGGCAAGGCTAAACAGTTTGGCAAATTCAGGAATTCTTGAAACATGGCAAAAATCACAATACAGAGGATTTTTGAGACAACAAAAGCACTCGCAACAGAAGCTGGACAAAGTCTGCAAGATTTTATCAACTTCAATGCCCAATTTGCAGAACTAACACTGCGATCATTACGAAATGGCATCACTTATAGCGATAACTTTGACTGTGAGATAAAAAAAATCTCAATATCCCACAATGTGAATTTGAATATCCCTACAGACGTATCGAGAAGGCCAACAGAAGTACGAGTGAGAAGGGTGCTTGATGTAACTAGCTCCCTGGCACGTCCTCTTAGTTGGGGGTTTTCGGAAAATGGGAAAGTTTTTGTAAGAGCCTTTTTCGATCCTGTTCCAACTTCGCCAGTGAATATAGAAATAATAGTGCTTTATTAGAGGCATAAATGCAAGAATCCCCCTGGTTAATGCACGGTAACTGCTTAGAGCTCATGAATGAAATTCCTGATGGATCGGTGGATATGATTTTGTGTGATTTGCCTTATGGAACTACAGCATGTAAATGGGATGTAGTCATACCGTTTGAGTTTCTGTGGAAACACTACTGGAGACTTCTTAAATCAAATGGACTTTCAGTTTTATTTGGTTGTCAGCCATTTACTAGCTCTATGGTTTTGTCTTGCGAAAAATATTTCCGATATTCTTTGGTATGGGACAAAGTAAATAAATATACAGGAGCCTTAAACGCAAACAAAATGCCTTTGCGCCGCCATGAAGATATAATGGTTTTTTACAAAAAACTTCCGACATTTAATAAACAATTTAGGAAAGGTAATCCCTTTATATCCAAGCGTACAAAAGGTCATGGAGCACATACTGAGCATGGAAATAATGGTAAAGTACGAATCACAGTCAATAATGGGTTACATAATCCTTGTAGCATCATACAAATTAAAGCAGACAATAAAAAAGAGTTAGGATATCACCCCACGCAAAAACCAGTGGAACTACTTGCATATTTAATCAAAACGTATACGAACGAATGTGAAGTTGTCCTTGATAATACCATGGGTAGCGGTTCAACTGGCGTAGCTTGCTTAAACACCGGACGTAGATTTATTGGTATAGAAAAAGAAAAAAAATATTTTGATATTGCATGTAAACGTATAGAGGAAACAAAAAATGGAAAACGAAATCACACCGACCCAAGAACCACAACAAACAGCACCCCAGAAGTACAGGGTTCCAGTCGACGGGAAAGAGCTCGAGGTTGACATAGACGAGCTCAAAAGAGGGTATTCTCATGCCAGCGCGGCAGCTAAAAGGATGGCAGAGGCTGCGGCTATTCGTAAAGCTGAACAAGCACGGCGAGAAAAAGCGTCACAAGGTGAGTTTGATTTTTTGTCGGAATTGGGAGCGAATGAAGACGCAATTTTAAAGTGGGCAGAAAAAAAACTTCTTAATAAGTTAGAATACGAAAGCTTACCGGAAAGTGAAAAAGCCCTTCGAGCGGAAAAAAGGCGTGCTGAAGAATTAGAAAAACAACTTGAGGACATGACAAAAAGAGAAAGAGAACAATTTGAGGCTTCGATTAATAATCGCGCATTACAAGAGGTTGACGACGAGATAGCGAGCGCGTTAGAATCTTACAAAGGCAAAAAGACCCCTAGGCTTGTTCGCCGCATAGCGGAAGCGATGTACGCTAATCTGGAACAGAAACAGACGCCACTCGCCAGCCAAAAAGCGCTTGATATAGCGAAAAAAAGCCTCATAGACGATGTGCAAGAGTATCTCTCCATTACTCCCACAGACGAGCTCATAAAAAGCCTGAGTAAAGATCAAATTGCGGCCATTCGCAGACATTTTGTGAACGAAGCTAAATCGGGTCAACCGATCGCCAGACAAATGAATGCGCGTCGAGACAACGTTCCGCAAAAGACTAATCCGAAAGCCATATCGACAGACGATTATTTCAACAAAATTGAACGAAGATTAAAAAAATAAAGGGTAAAAAAATATGGGAACATCTCCAGGACTATTTTTCTGGCAGGATAAGTTAGGGAAAAACAATCCTCACACACTACAACTAACATGGCAAATCACGGGAGCTACGACAATTACTCCAATTCCCGTAGGAACCCCGGTTCTTACAACTTTTACAGCGATTGCAGCACAGACAACTATCGATAGCTTCCTTGGAACAACCAACGAGTTTTTGATAGCTCAGTTTGACGCTACTTCGATGGGAATTGATTCCTTTGGCGTTATTGTCGACATGAATGGTCAAGTCGATACTCTTTTTAGCGCAGACGCCTTTTTTGACGCTGGAACCTATGTTCCAAGGTCAGTCCCTGCTGTTGCAACGCTTACTAGCTCAAGCCTTACAACTCAGGCAGCTGTAGGAGCTAACGGAAACTTGGCCATGAGAGCGGTTTTAACAGGTCTTGACGCTGCTACCTCTGGCATTCTGTGCGTTAGATTTCACTTCCGATCCAAATAATCACAATAAAAAAAAAGAGGACGATAAAATATGTCACAAACAAGTAATGCGGACGTCTTACAGACATTCAAAAGAGTTTATGGCGATTTAACCAACTTGGTCGCTGATGATCAGCCATTAAGTAAATATATACCATTCAACATGAAACAAAAAGTCGGTGAAAAATACGTTGAAGCCGTAGTTTTAACCGCAGAAGTCGGATTTACATTATCCGATTCTAGTGACGCTTTCGAATTGAACCCAGCTGTTGCAGGGACAGTTAAACAGACTGAAGTAACTCCTTATATTTCAGTCCTCCCCTCTATTATTCCTTGGGGTGTGATGTCTAGGTCTGCAGGTGGAGGCGATGTAGCCTTTTTCGATGCGACAAAATATGTCGTTCGTAACAATTTGCGGTCCCACAATCGACTTCAAGAGGTTTTGAGACTTTATGGACGTTCTCCAAATTTACTTGGTGCAGTTTCTTACGCTTCGCAAGTATACCGGGGAGTAGCTTTCACAAACGGAACAGGAACACTTCCCAATACCCGGTTTGGAAGCATTGCATTTACAAACGGCGTAAATACCGCAAACAAGTATATCCTTTTTGCTCCTGGAGATTTTGCAGCTGGCATATGGTTAGGATTTGAGGGTGTTAAAATCCATCAAGTCAACTCCAGCGGCGTTATTGTAGCCTCTGGTAAATTAGTGGCCGTCGATTCTAAATACGGCGTCCTTAAAGTGGATTTCACTCCTGTTGCTGCTACTTCAGTGGGTTCCCATAGACTTTGCTTTGACGGTCAACAAGGCTCTGGTAAAGAATATTACGGGATTGAATATATCCTAAGAAGGACCGGAACTCTTTTCGGTGTTGACAATACTGCGTACTCACTTTGGTCTGCTAACCAATACGACTGTCTTAACAGCAAACTCACATTATCGAAGTTTCAAGAGGCTGTTGCTGATGCGGTGAACAAAGGGAATCTCGAAGGTGATCTCGACGTATGGCTAAATCCACGAAGCTGGGCAACAATTGCAAGCACTGAAGCTGGTCTTCGAGTTTACGACAATTCTTACAAGTCTAGCGAAGCTGCACAAGGGTTCGAATCTGTGACATTCTACACTCAGGCTGGTAAAGCGACATTCAGGCCGCACAGAATGATGAAAGAAGGGGTCGCCATGGCCCTTCATAGTCCATCATGGTCTCGATCGGGAAGTGCTGAAGTAAGTTTCCAAGTGCCTGGAATGAATCAGGACGTAATTTTCCCACTCCAAAATCAAGCAGGTTATGCGATTAGATCGTTCAGCGATCAATACATTTTCAACCACGAACCTGCAAAACAAATCATTTTCACTGGTATTAATGATGAAGCGGCGAGCTAAGGTTTGAACTGGTTTTTGCACTCCTTAAGTGATTTGCCTGTGGGAGACTTATTTCTCTCACAGGTATTTCCATCACACGCTAGAGGTTTTTTAAAATGCCAATAAGCAAACAGTGGCCAGGTGGTGCAAGTAATGCGACACCTACAACCTATTCCATACCTCTAAATAACGAGCTCAACTGGTTACAACTCAGTTCTTTTTTACAATCTCTTGCAGATTCAGCGCAGGGGACTACTTTTCAAAAGTGGAAAATAAGAACTATAACAGCTTCGCCTGATACTTTAATTGCTACAGCTGACTGTGTTTTAGCAGTTAACGTTGCTGGAGCTGCGAGTATAAATTTGCCAGCGGGTCAGGAAAAGCAAATATTTTTGATTTTAGACGCGTCTGGCGCAGCATCCACAAATAACATAACAATTACCCCAAATGGTGCTGAAACGATTCGAGGATTAGCGTCACTTGTTTTAAATAAAAATTATCAAGGTGTGATTCTTGCTTTTTCTGGCACAAATTGGAATGTTTTTGGCCCATTTGTATCCCCTGGCACAGTTACGGATGCAGATTTCGTTGGTCAGCTTTCAACAGCACATGGGGGAACTGGAGTTAATTCTACCGCTACTTTCCCTAGTTCTGGGACTGTTGCAGTAGTGCCTTCGGCAGGTGTCGTTAAAAGCAATGGGACAGTTTTAAGCACTTCCAATGTAAATTTAGCAACAGAAGTTTCAGGCATTTTGCCGAATGCCAATACGACGGCAACAGCTGTTAATACGGGAAGCATGATTGTTGCTCGGGATTCCTCAGGCAATTTTGCAGCTGGAACAATTATTGCCAGTTTAAGTGGAAATGCATCAACAGCCACAACGGCAGTTAACGTTTCTGGAACTGTAGCAATTGCAAATGGTGGCACAGGACAAACCACCCAACAGGCAGCTTTGAACGCTATTTCCGGAGCTACAACAGCTAACAGAGTTTTACGTGGTAATGGAACTAACGTAACTCTGTCACAAGTGGATTTAAGCACTGATACAACTGGGACACTAGCGATAGCTAATGGAGGCACTGGTCAAACAACAGCAAATAATGCTTTGAACGCACTTTTGCCGTCTCAAGGATCGAGTGCAAATAAATATTTAAAAACCGATGGGACCAATACTTCATGGGCTGCCGCAAGTGGTGGTGCAGGGGAAATAAACGCCATTCTTAACTCAAGTGGCGCTGATGGGACAACGGGATGGACTGGCACAACAGTAGTGAGTGGTAGTAACTCTCCCCTTAACCCTATTACGGCTACCGCCTTTAGTATCGCTAATTCGGCTACTACTGAGTCTAGTACTTCTGGGGGATACTATCCCTTTACAATGCCTTCAGCACTCCAAAACAGAAAGCTTAAAGTCGAATTCTTTTTTACTACTCCAGCCACAGACGTATATAGAGTTTCTGTATACAAATCGACAACCAGGGTTCCTTTAAGTACAGATTCCAGTAGTGTAACTACTTTGCCAGCTAGTGTGACGGGTGGAAAATTTACAGCTTATTTTGATAGTGACAATTCAACAAACTGGACTGTCAGCTTAACACGCACAAGCGGAACAACTGGGCCTTGTTATATTACAAATGTTATCGTCGGTCCTGGGATTCAGCCTCAAGGTGCTGTTGTAGGTGCTCCTATTTCTTGGACGCCAACGGGAAGTTGGACTTCAAACGTCACATACACGGGCGATTACCAAAGAATAGGAACGACTGGTCGGTTTCACGTAAAAATTGCTTTAAGCGGTGCCCCCAATGCAGCGACTTTAACAGTCAACATGCCGAGCGGTTTGACAATTGATAGCTCTTTGGTGAATACAGCTCTTGGTGTGAACGTTTTTGGGCAAGCGCAAGCAAACGCAAACGGCACTCCAATGACATTTCAAGTTGTTTCAAGTGGAAGTACTTCTTCTGTACAACCTTATTTTCAGACCACTGCTTCTGGAACTAGCTCTGCACAAAGCGGTGTGAGCAATACCGTTCCAATTTCTTGGACAACTCCGTCTACAATTGATTTGTATTGGACGGTTCCTGTTTCTGAATGGGCTGCTAGCGGCGTTGTTCAGCTGGCTCAAAATGATGTGGAGTTTTCAAGTAACAGTGGAAGTGCTGGAACATCGGCTAGCCAAACTTATTCAACAGGTATGGTCTATGGACCTTCTGGAAGTAATATCGTTGCCGTAAATTCTACAACAGGTGGTTACTCTGTTACGAAATATTTAGTAAAGTGGGCGACACCACAACAGACCGGTGACCAAATTATAGTAGAAGTTCAAGAATCAGGCGAAGTAGGTTGGAAACCAGTTAATACCTCTAAATACCAACCTGTTATTTTAGCAGGTGGTCGTAGATTCGGTATCGAATTAGAATCAAGTGCCGACCCATATTCTTGTTACGTCAGTTTTGGAAACTCAGGAGCTTATACATCCTCAACCATCTACGATGCGAACGGAGCTCCATGGTCAGGGGAAACAGGTACCAAATTTCGGGTAAGGAAATCCTCAGCCGGTGCGTCTGTTGGGTTTGGTATCGTCGTTCCGGGGACATCAAGCGGGCTTGTTAGTGCATCAGGCTTGCCGGGGAATACTACTGGGAACGCTATCGCTACCGGTTATGTTGGTGAGTTTTTTGGATCTGAGGCTACTGGAACGAATGGCTCGGGATATAGAACATCTACAACAACAGCAGCAACTACTACGACAGCTGCTTTAATATCTTTATCCCTAAATAAAGGTGCTTATTTAGTTGGCGGCAATATTTTGCAACTAAAAGCTGCTAACACAAATAATGACAAAGTATATGGAAATTTAAGAATAGGTGGAACCGCTGTTAGTCCAAATAACTATCTACAATCTAATATAACAAATATAAGTGGTGGTTCTATGGCTTTGCATTTTACCATGCCAATTAGAATTACAGCTGATTCTGTGACTGTAGATGTTTATATGAACACTTTGACAAATAACGCGGATCAGGGGTTCAATTTTATGTATGCAATCAGAATAGCTTAGGAAAACAATGGATTATATTACTTATATTACTTATGACGATCTAGAAAAAATGTTAAAATTGTAAATTACAAAATGGAGAAAAATTATGCACGGTGAAATGATGGATAACGCAAAAATGAAGGCTTTGCGCCAATTAATCAAAGAGATGTTCGCTAAGGAAAACATGGGGGAAGAGGATGAGGATATCGACGTAAAACATGCACTTCACGAAGCCATGGAAACTCCAGAAGAAGAAGTTGCGGAACATTTAGGTGGAATTACAGAGGAAGAAGAACACGAAGAAGACGAGGATAAAACTGTTCAAGACATGATGAGAGAATTTATGGCAAAATCTAAGAAATCTCCCATCGCTGGTAAAACAAAAGCGGTAATTTTAGCCTCAGAATCAGGTCCTCAAAAAAAGGGTATGATGAATAAAATGGGTTACAAATGATTACGAGCGAGTCATTGCTTGCCGCCGTGAAAAGATCAACTACCGTTCCCTCGAGGCAAAGCTTACTTGAGGACGCGGATATGTTGGCCTTTGCCGACGAGAAAATAGCAAGCCGCATGGTCCCTTTGATCGAAAGTTTCGATACAGATTTTTTTGTGCGGAAGGATGAAATTCCTTTAGTTGGAGGAATGCAATTTTATGATGTTCCATATAGATCCGTCGCGCGAGGTTTAAGAGATATACAGCTAAAGGACGGTCAAGGAGCTCTCAGAAGTCTTCCACTCATTGCTTTAGAAGACCAAGTTTATTTTACAATGTCCTCTGATATTTCCGGATTCTATTTCGAAGGCGACCGCATCAAATTACTACCCACGGTTCCAACAAATACTACCTATATGTCCCTGGTATTATGGTGGAGGCTTGCGCCTTCTAAACTTATGCTTGCAGCTGATGCCGGAACAGTTACCAGTGTTGCTTATGATGTCAGTGGGTATGACGAAGTTACTCTAGCAAGTGTTCCAAGTTTTGTGACGGGATCGACAGATATCGATTTTGTGAAAAAAAAATCAGGATCTAGTATTTTAGATTTCGACAAAACGGTGCAAGCGATCGTAGGAACAACTCTAAAATTTACAGCTGGAGATGTGCCAACCAATTTGAGCGTGGGAGATTATGTTTGCCCTCCCGAATATTCTCCAGTTTTAAATAATATGCCAAACGAGGCTATAGCTTTAATAAAATCCCACGTATGCCAAGCCATTCTCGAAGCGGTAGGAGATTTTGACGCGGCTGATCGCTTTGCAAAAGTTAATATTCCTGCAGAGGAGAAGGATTTTAAATCCATTATGAGCCCTCGAATCGACGGAGAACCAGTGGTCGTCATTCATCGGCGAAGTCTAGTGAGAGGCAACAAATTTAGCCAAAGACGTTGGATTGGGCCCCCATGAGCTACAGCTATTCAGAAATTAGGCAGTTTCGCGGACGTTATGTTCAGCGTAACTCATTTGAAGTGCCAGACGGAGCGCTTGAGACCGCTCTGAATTTAACTGTAGGAAATGATTTTATATTAGGAAAAAGAAGGGGGTTTTATCAATATTACCTCCCTGGCAGTGGAACATTAAAAAAACTTAAAAAATATGAAAATCGATTAATAGCAGTATATGATACTAAGATTTCTTATTATACAAACTCTGGCATAGCACCCAATGAAGTAGGCACTGAAACTGCTTTAAGCAATGAAACTGGATTAACTTGGTCCGTGAGCTCCTCTCGCGTGCCACGAATGGCAGAAAGTAACCAGAATTTATATGTGACCACCGATGCTGGCGTTATCAAATTGACAGCTTACAACAGTAGTGTGCAAGCTGTAGGGTCGCCGAGTGGCGAGGATATCAGCGCCACTTTTTACCCTGGCAAACCTGCAAGCTTTTTCCTTGCAGATAAAGTTTTAGGATACCGAATCGTCTTTGGGCGCCAAGATGAAAACGAAAATACAATTCTCGGAGCTCCCAGCGATGTAGCTGCAATTAGCAATCCCGTCGTCGAAAATTGTTCGTATTCTAGCACTGGTTCGGGACCATGGACGGTTACAGTTACAAGCACGGCTCACGGGCTTTTGACAGGGACCTACATACGCACTTTTGACAGTATTCACGCATCTGCAAATGGTGAGTTTCAAATTACGGTTACGGGGGCTAATACTTTTACTTATGTAGTCACCTCGGCGGATCCAAAAACTCATACCTTAAGCTATTGTTATGCTGAGAGTGTTCTTGTATCGGCTTCAGTGCCAGAGGATTGCGCGAGTACTTCACAAAATTGGTTTTTGCAGCTTTATAGATCCGGGCAGTATGATATCGCTGCGGATATTTATAGTGATTACCGTCTTATTTTACAAAGGGCTCTGACTGCTACAGAAATAGCAAATAATGTCGTCTATATTTTAGATGATACTGAAGAAACACTGCGAGGCGCTGACCTCTATACGAACGAAAATAGTGCAGAAGGCGAATTTCAAGCAAATGCTCGGCCTCCAAAACCAGCTGATATTGCTGTATTTAAAAACTACATGCTTTATGCCAATTGCCAGGTGCGTCCTGTTTTAGAATTCTCTTTGGTCGATCCTACAAAAATAAATGCTGGGGACACTATCACGATTCGAGTAACCGAAGGCGTGAGCACCACCGAGGAAATCTATGTTGCACGCGAAGGCGCTGCAAATAAACTGCTTTACTCTCAAACTATCACTGGAACGAACCCATTTACGATTACTTCAGACGGACATGGATTTAGCAACGGAGATATCGTCTATTTTTCAAATATTTTAGGCGGAAGTTATGCAAATCAAACAGCGACAGTGGGGAGTGTAGCCACAAATACTTTCCAAGTCACATTCACTGGCACGGGGACGCCTACAAGCCTTTGGTTTGAGGGGATTTCGAATGGAACCAATCCCATTTTTCGTCTGAATAAAACATCAACCTCGTTTGCCACACAATTACAGGAAACAGCGCAAGGACTTATAAAGGCAATAAGTAGGCGCGCTTCTGGCAAATTATATGGTCGGTATTTGAGCGATTTTAGCGAGGTTCCAGGACAGATTGGCGTTTTAGCACGAGCCTTTTACGATAAAATAGACATAAAAGTTTCTTCGGCTACGACGGGAACAGCGTTTGAACCCATTTTGCCAACAGCTTATGGTAATGTTTTCGCGACTGGTTCCACAGAAAAAAATCGGCTTTACATTTCAAAACTTAGAGAACCTGAAGCGGTCCCACTGCTGCAGTATCTATCTGTTGGAAGTGAAAACTCCGACATATACCGCATCGCAGCTTTGAGGGATTCGGTGATAATCCTCAAAGAGGACGGAGTTTATCGTCTTTCTGGCGATGATCCGACTAATTTTGTCGTAACCATTTTAGATTCGACTGTGATTTTGGGTTGGCCGGACAGTGTTGACGTAATAAATAATCAAGTCGCAGCGCTTACGAACACCGGTGTCGTATTAATATCAGAAACAGCTGTAAATATTATTTCAAGGAAAATAGAGGAAGATATTCGTCCGATCCTGGGGAGAGCATCGGATCTTGCTCATGGTGTGACTTACGAGAGTGAGCGAATTTATCTTTTAACTGCTACGCTGCCAAATGAACCTACGTTAGCAGTATGTCACGTCTATAACACGCTTACAGACGAATGGACCACTTGGGATAAACTTTTTATTGCCGGGGTTGTAGGACCTAGCGACACACTTTATCAAATTACGACCGATAATAGGATTTTGAAAGAACGCAAAAGTCAGACGAAAGTAGATTTCGCGGACCAAAATTATCCCACAACAATAACCGCGATTTCAGGAGACACGATCACTTTTACCGTCCCCTCTGGAATCATACCAGAGCGCAGCGATATGCTCGTATATGGCGGAAATCTTAACCGATTAGAAACGACTCCGATTGTTGTAGGTCTGAATACGTATCAAGGCAATTTTGAAGTTGCCTCAACCTGGAATGTTGGGGACAGTCCAACCCTCTATAAAAAAATATTCAGCCGCATCATCACTTCTCCCTTTCATGCCGGGCAGGTGGGAAGGATGAAGCAGTTTGCTCAGATGCAGATTCATACTCGAAATGGCGCATTTACAGCGGCAAAAATCTATTTTATTGGCGACGGATTTTTAGGAAGTAGTGAAGTGGATTGGGTTGCAATTAATAGGAGACTTGGATTTGGATATTTTCCATTCGGTTTTGACTTTTTTGGTCAAAGCTACGGCCTTAATTTGCAAACGGGAACCTTAGCTGGTCCTATCTGCAGGATTTACGTTCCAATCCAACAGCAACGCAACACTTATATTCAAGCAGTTATTGAGCACGAGCACGCTGGCGAATCTATCGAATTACAAAGCATAGACTGGGCCATGAGAGCATACGGTGAAAGGGTTACAAAATGAAGAATGAATTTTGGCTGATTGAACCAGCCGAAAAAGTCGTAAGACAAATGGCCCGGGTCCATAACGAATGGGGTATATATTCGACCTCGCCTTTTCGCACTGCTTGGATTAGAAACGTACTCGCGTACTACTCACCTGTATTGCATCCTGGTTCTTGGGACACAAGTTTGGTTTTCGAGGGTGTTCAAGGTGAGCTAGTACGTATGTATACGCCTCAAGCCCGTTCGATGACCCAACAGCTAACGACCATTGTGACTAAAAATCCCATTTCGGCTAAATGCATGGCTGAGGTGATGGATAATCGCATTATGGACGTTTTAAAGTTGGGGAATGCTGTAACTTCGCAAATTGTCGAAAGCCAACGCCTTGATCACAAAAAAAAGCAACTTGTCGAGTGCGCTATAGTATCAGGAATCGCCTTCACCTATACGCGCATGCGCACGGACCGGGGAGAAAAAGAACCCATTTTGGATGAAAATGGGGCCGTTATATACGATGGACAAATTGATATTACTGTTCATACTCCTTTTGATGTCTATTATGACAGTACGATTCCCACCTGGGACGATATTCCTTGGGTTGAAGTGCGCACGATTAAAAGTAGGTGGGATTTAATAGCACAATTTCCAGAGCTCACTGATGAAATTTTAGCGATTCCTTCTGTTGCTCAGGTGGCCGGTGTCAAAAGCTGGTTTGAACGTGTGACGCAAAACGACGACATGATTTACGTTTGGGAGCTCTATGTAAAGCCCTGCGCCTCGATTCCAAAGGGGAGGATGTTGTTTTATGCTGGAGAAAAGTGTGTTTTTTATGATGATGTGAATGCTTACAAGTGTATCCCTATTGAACCAATGATACCTGAGCAAGTCATGGGGACGACGTTGGGATATCCTCAATTTACGAATTTGATGGCTTGCCAGGAGATGTTCGATAACACTATTTCCGCTCAAGCCACAAATATATCGAGTTTTGCAGTACAAAACATTGCAATGCCTCGCAGCGCAAACGTGAATGTTCAAGAAATTGCGGGGATGAGATTCTGTTATTATACGCCTCAAAACGTGCCAGGAGGCGGAAAACCTGAACCTCTTAATCTGATGTCTAGTAGTCCGGAAAATTTTAAATTTGCGGATTACATGGAAAATCAGATGATGAAAATGAGCAATTTGAATGCCGCTTTAAGAGGTACGCCTCAACCTGGAGTTACTTCAGGGGTAGCTATTGCAACCCTTTCAGCAAATGCGATTGAATTCACAACATCCATTCAATCTGCGATGAACGATTGCCTGTCTCGTACTTTAAAACACGCAATTAACTGTTTGACGAAATTTGGCTCTAACATCGAGCGATATGTCATGATGTCTGGGACAAATGATCAACTTGTTCCCAAAAATTATACGGGAGACGATTTAAAAAATATTGCCGGTATTAGAATCTCAATGCAAAACCCTCTAATGCAGACGGTAGCTGGTCGGCTTGAAATTGCGGAAAAACTCTTACAAATGCCTCGCGACATGTGGGGACAGTATGTGAGTATTTTAGAAGGTCAGCCACTTTCCAAACTTACAAACGATGAATTAAGCGAAGATGATCTTATTGAAGCTGAAAACGAAGAGTTAAGCAAAGGGAATCAGGTCCCCAGTTTGATTACCGACGATCATGCGAAACATATTAAAAAGCATGCTGCGAGTTTGAACGATCCGAGAATCAGGCTACAAGGCGAATACAACCAAATTTTCCTAGATCATATACAAGAGCATTACCGTTTAGCACTTGAACAGGATCCTGGGCTAACAGCTATGATTCGAACTGGGAAAATGCCAGAAGGCGGACTAATGCAAGGGCCACCTCCTCAACAACCGCCTGTTCCTGGCAGTATACCGCCAAACCAAAGACCAACAGGCATGCCTACAACGGAAGTAGCGGAACCAGCGCCAGACATGCTCGAAAATCAAAGAGGGTAATTTATGGCTTATGCGTTTGAAAAAATCCAAAATATCCTAGACCCGAATAAAAAGAATATTTTTGCCGAGGCTCAAGATGGGCAAACGGGTCCTGAAAATTTGGACACGGCGCAGGATACGCTTAAGACCGAAGCGAGCGGAGATATTTCCTCGAGCGGCCCGAAAAATACCAATTTACAACCTGCATCGCAATCTGACGCTCAAGCCGCTAGAAGTATTGGAGCGACACAGAGAGCATTTGAGGCAAGCAAACAGGCTTCACCTGCTAATATCAGCGCACCACTTTCTAGAGTGAGTGAAAAACTAGGTCAAGCTTCCCAAAATTTACAAGAGGAGGCTAACCAGTTTTTAACGGGTGAAAAGGCAAAACAAGTCTACGATGTTTCAAGGGAAGAAATAGGAAAGGCTATAGGCGGTGAAAAGGAAGCTGGAGCTAAAGTTTCGCAAACCATGGGGATGAGTGCTCCTCGGGCTGTTCAAAGTTTTGCTCCTAAAACTGATTACACTGTTGAGGATATCGAAAATTTCCAAAGCACACCTGGGCTTTCCAGGTATTTAAGAGGGCAGTATGGACCTAGTTATACAGCGGGTGCAGCTGCTTTTGATGTGCAGCGCCTTAGGTCTTCTCCAGAGTTTCAAAAATCTGTAAGTGCGTTGCAGAGTGAACAAAACAGGCTGAATGAATTAGCCAAGGGGTATCTCGCTCAAGATACGGGTCTTGAAGCCCAAGCGAGACAATATGGAACTGAAAATCTCGCGGCATCACAAAAAGCCATCAAAGAATATCTCGGCGGAGCTCAAAGCAGTTTAGAAGCTGAAAACGAAGCTGAATATCAAGCTTATTTGCAAAAACTCAAGGAGATGGAAGATCCTCAAAGCGCTGCTAGAAAAGCACTTGCTGCACAATCTCAAGGTGATATCAACAAGCGGATTGAAGAAGTTATTGCGATGCGGCCAGAGTTAGCGAAATATTTGACGCCTCAAAACCTGGCAGCTTTTGGCATGACTCCTGAACAATTTATTGATGTTGCTTCAAAAGAAGGGATTTCTTCTCAAAGTTTTTATAACCCTGAAGAGGCCGCAAGATTTAATAGAATTATGGGATTTTTGGGAACAGGAGGCCAAGCCAAAATGCCTGGCACTATGCCAGGTCCAGCTGGAACATTTAACGTCGAAAAATTCGCGACCACTGCAGCGCAAAAAGCTGAAGCAGCAAACGTGGCTGCCGATATTCAGGCGCGAAAAACGATTGAAGCTGCGCTCAACAGGGCGAGAACATCTCGCGATCTAGCGGCGAAACAATACGCAAGGCTACCAGAAGAATTGCAACAGATTGCAGGTCAGGCGCGAGAGGCCTTGGGTCAAGGTCCTATAGATGCGCAGATTGTGGATCCAAACGCCTTTTTCAAGGCTGGTGCAGTTTCCGGCAGTGAGTTAGATTATTTATATCCAGAGGATGTTGCAGCTGTAAACGCTGCTTATGAGGAACTGATGGACCCTCGAAGACTTGAGGCAGGTAAGCTTCTGGGTCAATCGCGATATAGTTTTGATACCGAAGGATATAAAAACGCAGTTAGACAAGCCCTCGCTCAAAGGGCAGGTATGCCAGAAACTCAATCCCAAGGTTCAAGGCATTTTACTCCAGCCGAAAAAGCGGCGATGCAAGCAATTCAAGAAACTCCTGGTAACTTGATACAAACAGGCGCACAAATCGCAAGCGATATCGAACAATTCCCTGGCGCTTTAGGAAAAGCAGTCAAAAAAATTCCAAAATTTAAAAAATGAGGGTTTTTAAAAAATGGATCCAATCACCATTTCAATCGCTGCCGCAGCTGGTAGTCAGGCTTTAGGTAGCCTTGTTAACCTTTACAACGCTGAAAAGGCGCGTGGTGCTGATCGAAAACGTTTAAAAGAAATAAGAGCTCTTTTTGAAAAAATCAAACCACCAGATTATGATGTTTCCATTGATGCTCCTCCTCAATACCACCGTGAAGTTTTGGCACAACCGCGCTATTCAGACCCTATGCAAGCGCCAGATTTCGATATTTCGAAACTAACTCCTGAAGACTTAAAATTAGTAGGTAAATATACTCCCGAAATCGCACCATACATTGCGGAGGCCGCTCCTGAACTGGTAAAGAAATCTACGGAAGCGATGAAAGGGCGTGAGGCCCAACAAAAAGCGTTAGAACGCTATATGAAAATGGGAGAAACAGGAGATGATGCAATATCTGCGCAAGCTAGTTTTATGGCTCGCCAACAGGCTGCAGCTGATACCAGAGCGCGGCAACAGGCTTTGGAACAGAGTTTTGCGCGTCGCGGACAACTCGGCAGTGGAATGCAATTTGCTGGCGGATTGCAAGCGGGTCAAGCGGCTGGTAATACGCAAGCTTTAGCGCAAATGCAAGCAGCTTCGGACGCTCAAAGAAGGCGTCTAGAGGCTTTATCGAGTGGAGCGGCGTTGGGAGGCCAAATTTATGGCCAGGAAATGGATTTAGCTTCGCAAAACGCGGCGATGATCAACGATTTCAACCGTCGAATGGCCCAAAGTCGCCAAGCTTACGAAGCGCAAAGGGCAGGAGCTCTGAACGAGGCGCAAAGATATAATCTCGGGATGGAACAAGATATTGCGAACGCAAATGCGGCAGCTCGTAATCGCGCTGCCGAAATGAATTTGCAACGTTCTGATCAGCTTGCTCGTTATCGTGGCGATTGGCAACGCGGTGAGCGTGACAGGATTGACCAATTAGCCTCCCAGGAATACAGAAACCGCGTTTCTGAGCGTGATTACCAAAACCGCCTGGCAGAATCAGACGCAAATTGGAGATTGCAACAAAGGGCCATTTCCAACCGTTTAAAGTCAGACCAATATAACGATGCGATGCGTCAAGCTGCTGGTATGAGTGGAGTGTATGGAATGGAACGCGAAGCTGCCAGAGAAAGAGATAGAGACCGCGCTCAAGCTATGCAAGGTTTTGCTAATATTGGAAGCTCAGTAGCTCAAGGGTATGGAGCTAGAAATCAATGGGCCGCAAATCAAGCTGCAGAAGACGCGCGGTATACTAGCATGTCAGATGAAGAACGCAGAAAACGCCGCGAACAATATTATTCAGGAGATTATTGATATGGGACCTCTTGAAAATGATGATGAGTTAACTCAAGACGAAATTGATCAACTTATGGGATTGCGCGCTCCGCAAAATAATATTATGATGGGCGCATCACAAGCCACAGTAATTCCGAAGACGACGAATGAATCATTGACGGGAAAAAACGCTGCTTCCGTCAATGATTCAACCTATGATATTAATCCGACAATTCGCGATTATTTGATAAGGTCTTTAAAAAGTCAAACAAGGACCCCCCAACCTGATTTATCAAGTAGTGCTATGCTTAGAGGGATTGCTGGAGGAGCGGCGCAAATAGGAACGGTCCACGGAGGGACCCCTAGCGCTCAACCCTTTATTGAATCATCTAGAGAAATAGATCGAGCAATGTTGGCGCAAGCGCCTAAGCCGCAAACCTTTGACCCAAGAGTTTTACAGTATTTACAAAAGCAACAACCAGCGCAAAAAGCGCCACAATACCGTAAAATTGGGCAAACTCAGGATGGGCGTTTTATCTATGCAGATGAGCAAGGGCGCGAGATAGTAGGGTCCAATCGCGGATATCTCAAACCAGAAAAACCAGCGCAAGAACCTAAAAATATTTTTGAACAAAAACGCGAAGAAACTGCGGCAAAAAGTTACGACGAAGAAAAAGAATTGATGATAGATAATAAGATTTCGATTGATAATTTAAATAACATCAAAAACATGATCGGACAATTAGAAGAACCTAGTACCATGGGTAAAATGGCTCGTTCTGTCGTCGGAAAGGGTTCGGCTCAAGCTACATTTTACCCGAAGGAAGCTGAAATACAGATGCTCCTTAACGATGAAATTTTAAAGTTAGCTGAACGCCTGAAAGGGACCACGTCGGACAAGGATATCGAATTTTTAAAAAGCACAACGTTTGATCCCATGCAATCGAAGGAAGTGAATCAAAAGATACTTCAGAATAAAATTGATAAATTAAATCAAATTCAAAAAAATCTGCAAGAAAAGCATAGTTATATTGAAAAAACGGGAACCATTCGAGGATTCAAACCTGGGCAAATGCCAGCCGGTGAATCAAAAAAATTCAATTGGGAATCCCCATAATTAAAGGTGGATTATGAACATTTACCGCGTAAGAAATAAAGAAGGCGATGAACGAAAGGTTCAAGAGGATTTTATACAAGAGGCCGCAAAGGACGGTTATTATCCTGTCGTGCAACGCGGTGCAGACATAAGAACAGCGCCATTTGAGAATCTTAAAGATGCAAGCCAAGACGGCTATAATCCTATCATCGAAAATCAAAAAAGTGCAGAACCCCCACGCTTTGCCGAGGAGGCGCCGGCTCGCGCTTGGGGGGAATTGGGCCAAGCATTCGGGACCGTGTTAAAACCTTTCGGTGAAATTTCGGAAACAATAGATCGATATGTTGGCGCACCAATACGGGCAGGTATTGGGAAAACGATCGAAGAAAGAGAAGAGTACGAAAAAAAAGGGGGTGTAGCACCCTTTTTCTCAACCGAAGCTCTGAGCGCTGCGGCTCAACAATTTGGCGAGGATCCGAGAAAAGCGCCTACATACAGTCAACTCGCTGGAAAATATGGAGTGAGTAAGGAAAAAACAATCCCAAGTCCTTATCTCAAGGGATTTGGAACGCCTCAAGCACGATTTGAGTTTGGGGAAAAAATCAGTCCAGCTGACATCGCCGGAACAGCTGTTGGTGCTCTGGCAGACCCTTCGGATATTGTAATAGGTAAAACCTTAGGATATGCCGGTAAAGCCCTAAGGGGTGGTGTATCAAGTTTGAATAAAAACATTTTGCATGGTTCAATTTTACAAACTAGACCTGAAATTTATGAAGCCTACAAAGCTAGATTTCCTCAATTAATGAACAGAGTTTACAACCCGGATGATTTGAAAAATTTGGGTGCTGATGTTTTTGAGACTGTTGACGCGCAAAAACAAAAATTATCCGGCCTGGAAGTAGAAGCGCGGAGTTTGGATGAAAATCTTAAAAATATTAGAAATCAAGCACAAACATCTTTTAAACCGTCTAGGATATCGAGCCAAGTGGATCCTGTAGAAATGTCCAAGACTGTGAATGTTTTGATAAAAAAAGATTTGGCCAAATTAAGAGAAATGGGTGCGGAAGCTGATAATATCTTGCGAGATTTAAACATTACAGCACCCAAGCGCGATTTAAAAAATATCCTTTTAAAAGCCTCAGAAGAAATCAGTCCCATAAATCCATTTTGGAAGGCTCAACAGCAAAAGTTAATAGACGTAGCCAATACTGTTGACACTGCTTATGGGCCATATTTATCCGGCCCTCAATTAAGAGAATATGTCCAAGGTCTCGACGAAATGATCAATTGGCGGCCAGCTTTGGGCGCAAAGGAAGAGCCCTTCCAAGCTAAGTTAAAACAGGTTCGTGGAAGAATTCAAGAATCGCTCAAAAATACAGCTGAAACTTCAAGCAATATGCCGGGAGATTATCGTAAAAAAATTGACGAAATGTTCAAATTAATTGATGCGAAAAATTCTGTGCAGCATTATTTTTCGGATCCAGAAACTAGTTTGGGCACAATTAAAAGATTAATGGATCCTAACAATATTGCAGAAAATAAAATTATTATCGATCGAATCAAAAATTACGCTGATTTGTCGCAAAACAGTCAATTATCTGAAATTATGGATGAATTACAAAACATATCAGCTCAGTTTGATGAATTCAATTTGGACAGAGATAAATTTTTAAAAGAAAACGATCCTCAATATAGAGAAACATCAGATAAAAAAACCGACCTGGAATTACAAATACAAGGGCAAAAGGACCGTTTAAAAAGCGTCAAAAACATTACAAGTGAGGGACGCGCTGAGGACATGCTCAAAAATGTAGGTATGTTTCATGGTGGGAAAACCGATTATATCAATCAAATAAAAGCAGCTGAAGATCTAGCTGCAGAGGGTTCGAAAAACGCAGATTATATTGATCAAGCTAAAGATATTGGGATTCTCGCAGATTTTGAAAAGGAAAGGGCCCCCACGGGGTTTTTAAGTGGTGCGGTAGGCATGGGGTCTACAGCTGTTGGACTTGGCGCTGGAAGTGCTGTTGGTTCTCCATTTTTAGGCGCAGCTGTTGGAGGAATGTTGGGTCCTGGTATTTCTAGCGGCCTTATAAAAAAGGGTGGGAAAATATCTCGCGCACTTTTAAATAAGCAATTTGGAGCTCAACAGGCGCTTAAAACTGCCAGGGAAAAATTTTTGAACCCTAGGGGGTCGTTTGCGCCCTATGCAAATATGTTGAAAAATACGTTAAAAGTTACTGAACAAAGCTTTCCCGTGTATCATCAATTACTTTATAATACAGACGAAAACTATAGAAACGCATTATCGGAGGAATAAAAATATTATGGCAAAAACAGCCGTTTTACTCGGAACACAAGACGCAGCGGCAGACGCATATAGTGTCAGCTTGGATTTAGGCGATTTACAGTGTGGAAGTTTCCTTGTGGGATTTAGTGGAGGTGCAGGAAATTTAGCTGGAACACTCTATTTACAAGGCAGCGTCGATAATGTGATTTTTTTTGATTATCCGAACGCTGATCAAGCTGTAACGGCGAGCACGGGACATATTTGGGATTTAAACCCTACGGGAGTAAGATATTTTAGAGTATTTTGGGATTATACTTCTGGAACGGGGAATATTACAGTGACCTCCTATCTTAAGGAAGCCAAATAATGACTTATATTGTAATCCCAACTAGTGGAGGTGGCGGAGGTGGCGGCGGTGGTGGAGATGTAAATATTCACGACGCCGTAGGCAACAATTTGACGAGCCAGGTGAATGGCACTCAAAGAGCCTTAGACGTAGGCGTTAACGTTGCCGGAGTGCAGATCGACCCTCGGGCAATTAGAGCACTCACTGCCTCAGATGTTATCAGCGCAAACATTCGCATGGATGTTTCAGGGACGCCAACAGCAATTCCTGGAAACTCTTTAGGACTTCTTACTTCAACACCATATGCGACCTACATTGGCACTATGACAGCGCCTACGACAGGCGTCATTATTTCATCGATTGATTGTGCAAATTACCGTTTTGTTACTTTTGAAGCACGTATGTCCGTGGGCACTTTTACAGCGCAAATTCAAGGCTCTAACGATGGGATAAACTGGTCAAACCATCCGTTTGGATCCTTTACCCCGAACGCTGTAGTAAACACGACAACAAACGTCAGTGGTATTTACTCAGCTCAAATTAATTCACGATATTTACGCTGGAACGTGAGCGCAATTGCTACTGGAACTTTAACGGTAACCGCAATAGTTTCTGATAATACTAGAACAGATTACGGTGGGCGGTATGTTTCTATAATAGGCACTCCAGCTACAAGCACTTTTTTCGCAGGTCGAACAAGAGCATTTTTTGGCCGTTTGGACGCGTCTACTTCTAATATAACGAATGCCGCATATACCCAAATTGTTGCCTCAACTGCTGCTGGTACGGCAAATTTATGGATTAGCAACAGCACGGGACAACCGTTAGTTCTTGCTACGGGTGCAGCCGGTTCGGAAACTGATCAAATATATATCCCCAACGGTGGGTGGTCTTACCCTGTCAACCTAGCTATTTCGGCCTCAGTTAGAATATCTCTCAAGTCCCTGAATACAACAGCGTCCACGGGTGAAGTTATATTGCAGGGAATGGCATAAAAAATATCAACGGAGAAAAAAAATGAGTGACGATGAAATAGAAACATTGAAACAACTTGCAAGAAATTTAGGCGCAAAAAGATTAGAAATTAACGGGGAAATTATTATTTTTGACCAAAATTATGGGATTGTTTCACCTGATAATTAAGTGTATTCTTTGAATCCGGTAATTTTTTTTTAGGTAAGAAATGTCAGATAAAAAACGTCAACAGCCGACTTTCTCGACAGTCGGAAAAGAACAAAAACATATCGTTGCGATGCCAGAAAAATTGAGGGTTGAAATGCCAGAGATAAATTTCAATCCTCAATTTTCCCCCCAATTTTCCCCAGAATTTAAGCCTATCCTTACGCTCGAACCTCAATATGAAATAAAGGTTGAGCCCGCCCATTTCTCCGCGATAATAGAGCCGACCACGATTCATGTTAAAAGTCCAGACGTGCATAATATAGTTCAAACGCCGGAAATTCATAATCACATTACAAACCCTGAAATTAAGGTGAATCCAACGCCTTTTGATGTCCAAGTGCATCCCGTTTTCGAACCTCATTATCAGAATATAAATCACAATATTATTGAAATAAAATACTGGAAAATTGGATTATTTTTAATTTTATGCGCAATAATTTTTGGGTGTATGATGATAGGATATTTGCATTATTTGGGGCAATATGTCGATTAATCGAAATCCAAACCTTCTTTTCCCTCCGTTCCTTGCAGCTATGCAAGAGTGTCTGGGAAAAGCACAAAAAGCTGGTCACAATATAAAGATATTTGAAGGGTTTAGGTCTGCAAAGCGACAGGACATACTTTTTGATCAAGGCAGAAAAACCCCAGGGCAAATTATAACTCATGCTCGAGGTGGGTGGTCGTTTCACCAATATGGAGTGGCAGCCGACATTGGGCTTTGGAAAGACGAAAGATGGTCCTGGGATTTTAATCCCGAATTAATTGCTAAGTATTTTGAACACCCGAAAATTACTTGGGGGGGAACAAACGACGGGCCACATTATCAATTATCAAAATTGCCGCGTATAACCGACGTAAAGCAAATAGTCGAAAAATCGACAATTTTGGATTTTTGGGACAGTCTAAAAGATTAATTATCTTTTTGGTATGTGTTTCATTGCCCAATCGAGATACGCTAAAGCGTGCTTTTGTGCGTTTTTTGCGCGAAAAAAAAAATGAGGAACATCATTTAAGATGTCCCCCGTCTCAAGAGTTAGATTTGCATATGCTATCAGTTCGCGGAGAGGAACGCGCATTCGTGCAAAGTCTAATACATCACACCAATAATAATTACGAATCAAGGTTTTTCTACAAAATTCGTATTTTTCATTTTCCCTTTGATCAAATCGCGAATAATCTGAGAACGTGTTTTTTCCTGTATTTTCGCCATCCGTTCCAGCCATTTTACGTAATTTTTTGAAAGTCTTAAGGTGACTACTTCTAACCTTTCCATTTTTAATATCCCCTCGTTTTTTGACCACTGACCCCACTCCCATTTTTTTTATGGTTTTTAGGTGAGGTCAATTTTTGGTTCGACCTCCGAGATTAAAAACTTTTCCAAATCTTGGTCGTTAAGAGATAAAATCTCGTCCTTCGATTTAGGTAAAGAGATACCCTTTTTTTCAGCTAAAGTTAGATATTTGAGCATTATATCACGGGACTTTTTCTTTTCCATAGATTCTCGCTCTTGCTCTTGAGCTATTCCAGCATCTGCCAGGGCTTCGCGGTAAGGTGTTTTGAGGGTGTATTCCTCATTATCGATTTTTAGCGCTTTATGTAGTTCACAATCTGGGTCCATGGGGAGCGTTTTAAAAATCCGTCTTATAACCGTCTTTTTTGCCATTTCGGCAAAATCGTTGCGCCAAGGACCACTGTTACCCAAAGGTGACTTGAATTTTATTTCGTTGATTTGGTCCTTTGTCATCATAGCGAATTTTTTTGAGCCATTGGACATCTCAACCCAAGCATATACATGCGTTATATGCTCGTCTTTAGTCGAAATCTCGCCCATAGGTTTATGTTTCACTTCCCAATTCCCATTAACGTTTGCCACGTCAAATTCCTGCCCTTGATAGACGACATAGGCATTCACGTCTCGAATTAAATTACTTCGATGCGCAAGGAAAATAAGGCCTCGGTAGCCAATTACCATCGTGCAAATGCCCTTAAAGGGGACAAGATGGGCGTGACCAATTGTTTTAGAAAGGCATAACCCGAGCTCTGCAGCGCTGCAGACGCTTAGGAAAAAACTCTCAACGCTCGTAGTCGAAAGTAGTTTGGCGCTCTCAAAAAAAGCGGTTCTCAAAGAAGATTCGAATTTTTCTCTTTTGCAATACCCTGGTATTTTTTTAAAAACTGATTCCTTTTTTGCGTCGAAATACGCAAGATGGGGGAATGGCGAGATGTGTTTAAGGTCAGACATTTTTTACTCTCCTATTTTTTCTTGGAAAACAATTCTTGTATTTTGCGTTTTAGATACCAGTTTCTCGAGCTCAACAGGGAGCTCTCCTTCAGCTAAAGCCTCCTTAATTTCATTTTTTTTCCAGGTATATATAATTTGACGTTTCACAAAATTTTCAAAATTAAGGAAATAATCAGCGGACGCATCGTCTTTTATTTCGATTGTTGGCGGATTCTTTCGAGTGGCTATAATCCATTTTTTTCCTGGTATTTGTTCAAAATCTCCGTTTTTCATACAATTGTTCACATAATTTAGGAGATTGTCTAAATTATTTTGAATAGAGGTTTTTTTTGCCTTTAATCGATCAACTTCACGATCATAAAAATCGTACGCAGATTGCAGACGATCGCGAATAAATTTGATAGAATCAACTTTATCTCTCAAAGACCCCAAAATTTCTTCCCAGTCCTGTTGTTCGACGAGCGATTCTTCTGCTTCGTGAAGCTGGTTCAGCATTTCCGCAAGTGTTAGCTTTTTGTCCATTTTGATTTTCTCAAAAATAAATTGTTTAAAACAGCCAAGGCACGTATTACCAAAACACGTTAGAGATGTCAAGCGATGAAATACACTCTATATTTTATCATTTTTTGCGGATTTATTGCTTATGCCGGGGTAAAAGCCGTTGAGACGATATTGGCAACTAATGAGGAAAAAAGCGATCTTTTAACGGGAATTAATGATTATCTTGTATTACACGATAAAAGGCCATTGCGGCGAGATAAGAGATTAGATTGTGCTGCAGAAATACACGCCTATGACGCATACCAGAGAGGAATTTGTTCGATCGTTAGTTCAAAGGGGGAAAACCTCGCAAAAAGGGCTTCACAATGCAATTTCCCCTGGCACAAGGGGGACGGAATTATCGTATGCCATTTCGAAACTGATATTGAAACGCTAGACTACCTTTTAAAAACCTATCACAATGTTTTATTAGACGGCCAAGAAAGAAAATTTATAGGAATTGGAGCGGTTCAAAACTTTCGCGTTATTTATTTGGGAGAATAATGAAATGTTAAGCCTTTTAATAATCTTATTCGGCATGCGAGAGCTCTTTGCCCAATCGATACCTGTTCCTCCAACACCTACCGAGAGAGCGGTATTTTTGGGTAATAGTGTGGCTATTGTGGACCGCGTGAATATTGAACGTTTAAAAAGAGGGCTTAATGCTTTGGATGTTGATGACACGCTTACTTGTGCAGCTACAATTAATGCTGCTTTCCTTGCGATAATTGAGAACGTTTGCAGTCATGACGCTCAAGGTAATCTCGCAGACCGCTTTAATTTGTGCGGCGCAGAATACGGTGCTGGAGAAGTGATCGCGTGTGGATACCAGGATATTGAAAGTGCGGTTGAGGGCTGGATGAAAAGCCCCTCACATTACAAAATGCTTATGAACCCAAATCTAAGACGTATGGGCGGAACGGTAATTCAAACCAAATTCGTTGTGACGGTGGGCTATTGAGACGCAAGTTTTTGAAAATCATACTACCCTACCAGAGGCCTCAAGTTATTGAATTGAGGTGGCTGCCTAATAATACTATTCGCACGTCAATTGCGGATCGATACGACCGTGTGGAATGGCTCAACGGTGAACAAGTAGGGTTTGGGATTTTGGTTTTTTATTCGATGCGCGCTCCACGAATTATAAGATTTACGATGAGAGACGATTTTTCTGAAGCGATTTATAGAAATTTTGAAGGTCAAAGTTTGGAAGTAGAGATATTTGCGGTATAATCATGAAATTAAAAACATGCATGGAGTAAAAAAATGAAAGACGATTTAAAATTGTTGGGTGTTCACGTTATTATGTCGTGTTGCTTGTGTGTCAAAGTCATCACCTCCCCAATCGTTTGGCTTTCCAAATTCGTCGATAGCAAAAAATTAATCGCGGACAAAAAATGAAGGATCTTTTTATCCTGGGACCAGTCCTTTTTATCTTGTTAGTTGCGGTAATTTTTTACCTGCGGCTATACGATTATGTGCCTTTTGTGGGGTCGGTCCACTATTTTTGTTCTCGAAGCGGAGTTGAATATATGATCGTTCGCGACGCCCAAAATCCTATTTTGCATATCGGGAAAAATGGTCTACCTGTATCTTGCCAGGAGTGAGAAAATGAAGCCTTGGGTCTCGGATTATCCGGCTAAATTTGTAGGTGTCGCGGAATACAATGCGGTTATTTTCGACGTATATTTGGGATTTCATCTTATTTTACGACAGACGATATCACTTGAGTTAGACGATGTTGAGACCTCAAAAAAAGTATTTTTAAAACGCAAACTCGAAAATATGCTTAGCGCGGCAACGGATATTAGTCTTCGATTTTTGTGGTCGAGTGTTGACGACGCTACGCCTAGTGTCGACATTGAAATAGATCACAAAGACTTAATAGACGAGCTTGAAAGGGCTGGATATCTTTCATGATTTATTATTTGTGTGTGCTTGGCGGAGTTATTTTGGGGTTTTGGTTGGGTTTTTCCATTAGCGAAAATCAAAAAAAATATCCCCCCTGTTAAAAAAACAAGGGGAGATTAAGATGTTGTGATGATCGTAGCGCTTTTGTGATTATAGCATTTTTTTTTATAGTCCCAACTCCTTTGCTAATAATTGAACTACGCTAGGCTCTTCTCCAGTATTCGAAAGAATATCAAATAAATCATCTAACCTTGCATAACATTTAGTAGTACCGTATATTCCATAAGAATCTGGATTATCTAACATCTCAGATATTATCTTAGTCCGTTCAATTATAAATTCTGTTTTAGTCATAGTGTTATCTCTCCATAATAAAAAACCAACAGATACTAGGTACCTAATCAGAACTAGTAATTTTTATTTCTACTTCCTCAATTTCCCAGTCGTCTGCCATGATTTCATCGATCACAAAATAAAAATCATGTTTTTCTTTTAAATCATAGTATGATGTAGAGCCTTTTCGCCGAAATTTTTTACCGCTTTTGATGGCTTCGATGATGTCCATAGTCTCAACTCTTTGTTCAAATTTACTTCTTTTTTGCTAGATCAAAAAGAGCGTCTAGTCTAGATTGTTCAGCATCGTGAGGACTAGCGTTTTCGCCGCGCTCCCATGCGTTTAAATTTGCGTAGTAATCTGTGCCAGAAGGCAGAATAATGCCGTTGCCTTTGAGCATAAAAGCCTGGCAATTGTCGCACATAAAAAACTCTTTATCTGCGACTTTTACAAGCTCAATAATTCCGCCACATTCGTGTTTTTTTTCTAAGTTATTCAACAATTTCACCAATTTTTAAATCAAAAATGTTTTCAATTTCTTCCATCAAATCACGCTCGACCCATCCTCCGGCGGCAATATCACTGTTGAGTAATTCTTCAAAAGTTTTGATGATATAGCCATAAAATCTAGTTTGCTCGCCAGCCCAGTCGGAAATGTCGCGTCGCCTGATTACTAAATTACCTCCCGTGGTCAGAAAAGCCTCATATTTGCGGTATCTGCCAGTCGAGCCACTATAATAGCTCGATCCCTTATCGCCGCTTGAATAAGATTTTGCGACTTGAACGCCCTTAAAAATTAAGGAACGTGCGTTATCTCTTTCGATTTTGATGTCTTGGAAATTTTCAAATTTTGTTACGTGCGCAGATAAAAACCCATTTTTTTAACTCCTATCATATCATCGAGTGAACCCAGACCCGACACCCTGGTGCTGTAACTTACAGCTAATTCTATATGTGCAATCTATGTTCCAGGGATAACATATTGAAATCACAACCCTGGCACTGTTTAAGGATTAGACAGTTCTTTTTCTTCTGTCCGCGAAATCGTTTGAAAGCAAAATCAAATATTCTTGTGGGCTTTTTGCGTTTTCAATCCCGTCGTGATCGATTTCGCTACGAAGTTGGGCGTAAGCCTCGAAGTCTTTAAAGACTTGCTCGAAAAGTATTTGTTTGTCGTCCATTTTTTACTCCTGAATTAATGATTTTAAATCTTCGATCGCAGATATTAATTCTGCTAAAAATTCTTCAGTTTTTTTTTTGAACGGGCGTCAACATACGCAAGCAAATCCTCTCGCCGAAAACGCCATTGGTCATTTACTTTTTTGCCCTTAATTTTTTTTATGCGAGCGTATTCTCGAATTGTGCCGGGACCGTGTCCTACTATTTCACTTGCCTCATATAAATCTAAAGTATAATTTTCGTTGCTCATTTGTGCGCCTCGTATGAGTTTTTCAACCATTGCCAGCCATATAATGCAATTAAGGCTGCGTCAATAATCCCGTCATGGGGTTTTTTACTTCTTTCTGTCGCTCTAAAATCGTGTGTAGGCCAAATTTTCTTAGCGACAAACAAAGAACATTCCTTTGGATTATCGTATTTAATGGGACTTAAAGCGTGTATTTTGCTCGTCCAAGTTACGGGGGGAACGTAATACACTTTTGCTGGAATGTCAATCAGACTTCCGCACAAATAGCCATAAGCGTGGCCGTAGCTAAACATCGCACGCGCATTTTCTCGTCCCATCGTTTGCGCTTTCTCGATGAAAATAGCTTGTATATTCTTTAGCTTGTCGAGATAATGCTTTGGGCTTATATGGCTCAAAAGATGTTGATCGACAATTGAACCCTGTTGTAATACAACAAGCGCGCCTGATTTTCCGGGGTCAATACCCACAATTTTAGCGGGTTCTAATGATTTCTTTTCAAAGCCAGCGTAAGGGTCCATCGATAAGTCCTGAGGGTTTTGCACCCTTCGATTATAAAAATTTAAAGGAATTGTGGTCTATTGTCTCCGTATATACATGGTCCCCTACGATTTTCAAAGACAATTATAGATTGCAATCTAACTATGCGTTTGCAGATTTGATCGGTTTAGATTTTGATAATGATGTGCCTGGTAAAAAACAATTTACGCTTGATGACGCAAAAACAGCATTCTCTGGCATGTATTATTTAATCGGGACAACAAAAAGTCACGGGCGAGAAAAAAAGGGGATCGTCGCTGATAGATTTCGCGTAATAATCAAAATGTCCGAGCGCGTGCACTGCGCTGCACAGTATAAATATAATCTAGAGCGCCTTTATAAGCTTTTAAACTCAAAAATAGATATCTCCTGTCTTGATGTCTCGAGGCAATTCTACCCGTGCAAACATCTCGCCTATTACGAAACTGGCACGCCATGGAAAGTACTTCGAGAAGACCCTATTCAAGCCCAAAGGAAAAAGTCTGAGCGCGATTTAGCGAAGCTTCAGCGGGCTTGGAGGCCTTTGCCAAAAAGAGCCCGAGAGTTTTTAGAACATGGCGTTATGTTTCGTGACGGGCGCAACAACAACATTTTTGGTGTTGCATTGATGCTTTTCGAAAAGAGATATAGCGAACATGAGGTGTTTAGCCTCATCAAAAACGCGCCAATAGATTTCTCTGGTATTTCTGATAACGAGATTTGGGATACGATTAGAAGTGCCAGGAGGAAAGTCTCTTGCGTGGTTTCTTAGATAAATTTTGAACACGCAAAAGACTACAGAGTCTAACAACTCTTTTTTTGTGCATCAAAAAAAAGTTTGAATCAAGCCTCATTACAAGCTAAAAGGGTTTTTAGCTTTTTTTAAATTATTGTCCTTATTTTTCGATTGGGGAATGCAAAGAACCCCGGCGAAATTTTTGGATTTGCCAGGATTCTTAAGAAAAAAAAAAGAAAAAGGGAGGAAACAAAGATTCTGGACAGTTAATGAAATAGTATTTCCGCCCTCTTTTTTTTAAATTAATTAATAAGTTAGCTTTTGTCAAGTAGGAGTATTATTGAGATGTTGCATTCTAACAAAGATTCGGGTAGGGAATTACTCCTGACGAATTTGGCTGATTCGTCAGGATTTACAATTTTTCAAGGAGTATACCCGTGAAAAAAGGCGATTTTCCGACCGAAAAAACAATTTTTAACAAAAAGGTTAACAATGAGAAAAAATGATTTTCCGATCAATTGAAAAAAAATTTTTAACAAAAAGGTTAACAATGAAAAAAAATGATTTTCCGATCAATTGAAAAAAAATTTTTAACAGAGAGATTATCAATGAAAAAAAACGATTTTCCAACCGAAGGCAAAATTATTAAACTTTCGGAAAAACGTCAAGACGAATTTGAG